AGAAGAGCGAGATCGGCGGCCGCCTCTACTATCTCGATTGTGAACTGCACGACGTTCCGGAGCGGCCTGAAAGCGCCCGTAACCCGAATTCGGGGTGAGATGGCGAACCATGAGTGTCGCCGATCTGGCGTAGGTAGCGACGGTCAGGGCGGTGGTTTCGTGAGGGTTTGAGAAAGGGGAAAAGCTATGCGCGGCAAAGGCTTGAACGATGGCTGGCGGGGGTGGCGACGGTTTCTCGCGCGTATATGTGGAATCTGGGGTTCGGGGTGAAACTTGAGCAGAATGAATTTGCATATGTGTGCGAGGTAACCGTCGCCACCCCCGCCAAGCCATGACAACATCATGATTAAATAGATCAAATTCCAATAGATAGTTGATTTTAAACTATCTTGAACTATCGCCAAGTATCGCCATTTTTGGGGATTTAATGATGAGCGTGCAGAAAATCGATATCGAGGCGCTCTTGATCTGGGCTTACAGGGATCAGTGCGTTGATCGGATGAGCGCCGGGTTTTCTCCGAGCGGGCCCGGTGGCTCTTTGTCCGGCGGATTTGCGGAATACCTCGCGCTCGGCACGCGCGTTGATACGTCCGGCTTTGCGGCCAAGGTGCTCGGATCGGGGAATGTCGCCGATGATGCTCTTGGCGTACATGACGCGGTGTTGCGGCTCGATGATGTTTTTGTCGAATGGTTGACGGACACTCGGCTGAAGCTCTGGACACGAGAGGCTGCAGCGAGCGAAGGCTGGGCTGTTGCCGAACGAGGCAAAGGTGCCGCGCGGGAATATTTGCTGACGCGCGATAATCGCGCACCTCGCCATTTGGGATTCATCGGGCTGTCTGGTCTTGTCATCCTCAATGCTCGCGACGCAATTCGGCCGGAGTGGCATGAGGGATGGAAACCGCCTGCACATCGGCCGGCCATCGGTCGCAAGCCGAAAGACAGTTGGGGGCGGCGGCGGAAATCGTTCGGTGGTGTGACGCCGGAAGTGGTGATTTACGACCGTGCCGTCTATCGTGCTTGGTGGTGGGCCTTGGAGATGCTTGCGGCTCAACTCGATGGAGCACTTGACGGCTTCGCTATGACAGGCCCCGCCGCCGACTCTGAACCGTGGCTGCAAGGGAAATCATCAAATGCGGGGTTTAAATTGCAAAAGTATTTGGACGATAACTCCATGAAATTAAATGAGAATAAAACCGTTTGACAGGCTCACCCTATTGCACTAGGGTCTCCCACGGTGAATTATATCAAAAACAGCCCCGGCGCGGTTCTCGCGGCCGGGGTTTTCTTTTGGCCAAACAACATCGGAAGGACCTCGCAATGAAAAAGTTGCTACTCATCGCTGTTGCCGCCGTCGCCATCGTCACGGGCATGTCCATGCCGACGAGTTCGAATGCGTGCGAACTCAGGCTCGAAAGGGTCTATCCGAGGACTGTTGCGGACCCGCTCTATCCGGTCAGCTGCGTTGACAAGCTGGTCAAACCGGCCTCGGCAAGCATGGAAGCCTGGCAATCCCATCTCCGCTACGTGAAGTTCCTCAATGATCGTGGCTACCAAGAGGATCGCTCGCCAAAATATATCCGCGACGCAGGCCCATCGTCGTTTGACAGCGGTGGTGGCAGCGGCGGTGGTGACTGACCTCACACCCTGACAGTGGTCGGCAACCAGCATGCAAGTCATCGTCAAGTTCAACGATCAGGCGCTTGGCCAGTTTCGCACGAAACTGGCTGGCTTGGCCGAGCGTGGACCATCCACCATGGCCCAGGCGATGAATGCTGCTGGCCAAACGATGCATCAGGCTACGATCGCGGCCGAGACCGCACAGACCGGTCTAACGCATGGCACGATGGAACGAGCCCAACGCGTTCACGAGGCCTCGTCGTCACGCCTCGTCTTCACGATCAACTCGAGCGGCGGTAACGTTCGACTCAAGTACTTCGGTGCGAAGGAGGGTGGAGGGGGTGTCACCGCTCATCCATGGGCCCAGTCGCATTTCTATCGCAGCGCCTTCATGACCAGCGGCCGTCAAGGCATGCGCAAACCTATGGCCAAGCTTGGTGGCCAAGTATACGAGCCGAAGGACCTGTCAGACAGGTATTGGTGGCGGCAGATCAAGTCGCGACGCTCTGGCCTGTACATCCCAACCGAGATGACCAAGGGCTCAACAAAAGCAGCCTTTGAGGCTCACACCGGTCCGATGATGTCCGGCATCATGACCAACCTTGCGGGGCTGATGCCGTGATCAAACGGCAACACTTGTGCAGCGCCCGCCGCTGCGGGTCCTTCCTGGCCGTTCATGTCGATTGCGGTCCGGAGGCGCGGGATATCGCTAGTTGCAGCAATTTTTAAAGCCTAAAGACCTAAAATCGAGCCTAAAGAGCCTCTTTAGTGACCGTCGCTCAGGTTGTCCGAAAGTCTGAATTTGCGAAGATGCGCGGTGTCTCACCCGGGCGCGTCACGCAGTGGATCACAGAAGGGAAGATTGGCCCCGATGCGTTGGTCGGGGAGGGGCGGTCGGCCCAGATCAATGCTCCTGTTGCGCTCGCACATCTTAGAGAGCGGCTGGATGTCGACCAGCGCTTCGGGCTCAACGGGGTCTCGACGCGCTTGGACAATCCGGCACCATTACTGCCACCCCCTGGCGTCGCTGCTCCGCGCGAGATAACGGACTCAGCTGAGACGCAGATCAAGGCCGAGAAGCTCACGCAGGCCCAGATTCAGACGCGGAGGATGTTGCAGGAAGAGCGGGCCGCGAGAGGTGTGTATGTCCGGGCGGAGGAGGCCCGCGCGGAATATGCTCGCATCGCCGCCGACTTTCTGAAGACCTTTGACGGCGCACTTGTTGACTTTGCCTCCGCGCTGGCCGGTCGCTTCCAGGTGCCTCAACGCGACGTGTTGCACCTGCTGCGCGGAGAGTTTCGTAAGGTGCGCGAGCGCGCGGCTCGTAAATTTGCCGATGCCGCCTCTCTTGAGGCGGAAGTTGTCGACGACGATGACCAATTCGATGCGTAGTTCATGACCATCACACTCGCCAATCCGAGCCGAATGGCGGGCGAGGTGATGGCCGAAGTGATCTCTCCGCCTCCGCCTGTCGATTACGAGGCGTGGGCGGTTGCCAACATCTCGTTCAGCGATCGTGAATCTCCTTTTGCCGGCGAGTACAACCCGAACCTATTTCCGTTTTTTTCGGAAATATATCGGGCGCTAAGTACGGAGGATCCGTGCCGGCAGGTGTCGCTGGCAAAGAGCGCGCAGGTCGGTGGCACCGTTGTTGCAAATGTTTTCTGTCTTGGCTCGCTCGATCTCGACCCTTGCGATTTTCTTTATACGCACCCAACAGAGGACAACGCTCGTCGCTGGTCGAAGATGAAACTGGCGGCGATGTTGCGCGGCTCGACGCGGTTGCGCGAGGTCTTTCCGGAGAAGAGCCGGGATTCGACAGACAGCGTGCTTTACAAAGAGCGCATCGATGGTCGTGGCTCCATTCTCATCAGCGGCGCGAATTCGCCGGCGTCGTTGTCGCAGGTATCGATGCGCCGTCAGGTGCAGGATGACCTCGCCAAATGGGAAACAAATTCTGCCGGCGATCCGGAGGACCAGGCCAATTCACGCTCGCGCGCCTTCGAGTTTGCAAAAATATTCAAGGTCTCGACACCGCTTGTGTTGCCTGGGTGCAGGATCACGCGGAACCTTGAGGCCGGAAGCCAGGAATATTATTACATCCCGTGTCCGCACTGCGGTCATGAGCAAACGCTCGATATTGAGAACTTCATCTCAAACATCGACGAACAGCAACCGGAGCGGTCCTGCTTTTCATGCATCGAGTGCGGCGCCTCGATCGAGGAACATCATCGTGACGCCATTGTCAGCCGTGGTCGCTGGATCGCGCGCAACCCGAAGGCGACGCGTGAGCATCGCTCGTTCTACATCTGGTCGGCCTATTCGCGATTACAATCATTCGAGCGGATTGCTCGGGAATATTTGGCCTCGCGTGGCATCCCGGACAAAGAGAAGGTCTTTCAGAACGACACGGCCGGCAAAGCCTATCAGGTCAAAGGCGAAGCGCCGCCGTGGGAGGAACTACGCGATCGTGCTGTGGCGGGCCATCGTAGAGGCACCATTCCGTCAGCCGGCCTTATGGTCACCGTCGGTGTTGACTGCAACGGCTCCTGGCTGAATTGGCAGGCTGTGGCCTGGACGCGTGATCACCGCCGCTATGTGATCGACTACGGGCGCATTGACGGTGACATCGCTGACGAGTCCGCGCGATTGATGCTGGACAAGCTGCTGGCATCAACCTGGCAACACCAGAGCAGCGGCAAGCAGATTGGAATTGATCTGCTGGCGATCGACGGTAACGCCTGGACAGAGAACGTCTGGGGGTGGGCGAAGCGGCACCCGACGTCAAAGGTCATCATGGTGCGCGGCGTTGATGGCGACGACAAACCGATGCTCGCGAAAGTGAAGAAGGAGCGTTCACGGCATACAGGCCGGGTGTTGAAGTATCAGAGCAGGTTCTACAACTTCGCCACCTCGATTCTGAAGTGGTCGCTCTACCGCAATCTTCCGTACACCGACCCGCTTAGGGCTGGATATGTCGGCTTTCCCGAAGGACTCGATGATGGCTATTTCCGGGAGCTGACGGCGGAACGTCGAGTCGAGCACAAGGACCGCAAAGGCTTCTCGAAGTTTACTTGGGAGAAGGACGAGAACCAGCGCAACGAGGCGCTGGATACGATACTTCAGGCGGAAGCGGCAGCTATCAAGTTGAATGTGCGCGACCTGCCACCAGCGATTTGGAACCGGTTGGAAACTGAGCGCGGGATGCCACCATCTGATTTGCAGCTTGATATTGAGGATCTGCCGCTGGCGGGGCCGCCTCAGTCTGCAGTCGCGGCGTCATCGCCGCAGCAACAACCGACCACGCGGGACCAAAAGCTTTCGCTAGCGCAGGCGCTGAAAGGGACGATTAGATGAGTAGGCGAAAGAAGTTTACGGTCTCGCCAGATGTGGCGACGCTGCAGGCGAGGCTTACCGAAGCGCGAGACGTGCTCCACGACATCATGATCAATGGCGCAACGCGGCAGCTCAGGCATGGCATGAAAGAGATGCTGTTTTCGCCTATGACCGCGGCTGACTTGCGCGCCTACATTAGTGACCTCGAGGGGCAGTTGGGTATAGGAGGCCGCGCGCGGGCGCGGCGGGTGGCATTTTGAACCGGCAGAATCCACCCCGTGTTCTCGGGCCCGACGGCAGTCCAGTGACATCGCGTGGACGTGGCGTGCCAATGGCTCTTGGGCGCGCCTATCAGGGTGCGTCGTTATATGATCCGGACCTGTCGACCTGGAGCACGCGCAACCCGGCGCCACAGCTTGCGATCGGCGCCGACCGTGACGCTCTTGCCGCTCGCCTTCATGACCTGGCGCGCAATGATGGATGGGCTTCTGGAGGTGTGTCGCGGCAGGTTGACGCGATCGTGGGTGCTGGTTGGCGGTTATCGTCCAAGCCGAACGCGCGGGCGCTTGGCATTGATGAGGACACCGCGAGCGAGCTCGGCTTTTCGATCGATGCGGCTTGGAAGACGTATGCCGAGCACATTGACTGCATCTGTGATGCCAGCGAACACGATAACTTCGGAGGCATCCTCGCTCTCGCAATTCGCCACCGCATATGGGACGGCGAGGCTCTGGCGCAGATCGATTGGATCGAGCGCCCCTATGAATATTGCACAGCGGTACAGGTCATTCACCCGGACCGTCTGAGCAACCCGAACAATATGCCGGACACCGTGACCAGGCGCGGTGGCGTTGAGATCGGGGCAAGGTCGCAGCCGATCGGTTACTGGTTTCGCGGCGCACATCCCGGGGACGCCTATTTTGCCAACATGCAGATGATGCAGTGGCAGTACGTGCCGCGTTCGACGCCCTGGGGGCGGCGGAACATCGTGCATTCGTTCGAGCGTCACGCCGCTGGGCAGGTGCGCGGTGTCTCGCCACTCGCGCCGATCCTGAAGAAAATCCGAATGCTCGGCCGATACGATGAGGCCGAGCTGCAGGCGGCGATTCTCAACGCTGTGCTCGCGGCATTCATCACGTCGCCGTTCGATAACGAGCAGCTCGCCGAGGCGATGACCGGCGATCTGAGCCCGTACCAAAAGGCACGATTGGATTTTCATAAGGACGCGCCAATCTCACTGCCGGGTGTGAAGATCAACTTCCTGTCTCCCGGTGAGCAGGTGCAGTTATCGGCGCCTCATCATCCGAACGCGGTCTATGAGGCCTATGAGCGGACGGTGTTGCGCAACATCGCAACGGCCATCGGCGTGTCTTATGAGCAACTGTCGATGGACTGGAGCCAGGTCAATTACTCCAGCGCCAGGGCAGGCCTGATCGAGGTGTGGCGCGGCTTCAATGCGCGCAAGGACAATTTCGCAGCGCAGTTTGCCCAGCCGATCTATGCTGCGTGGCTCGAAGAGGCGATCGATCGCGGCGACATCAAGCTGCCGAATGGCGCTCCGAAGTTTCAGGAAGCCAAGACAGCCTATTGCAACGCGAAGTGGGCGGGCCCACCACGTGGTTGGGTCGATCCTCAGAAGGAAGCGCTGGCCTCCGTTATACGCATGGAGGCTGGGCTCTCGACGCTCGAGGATGAGTGTCTGGAGCAGGGGAAGGACTGGCAGGAAGTCTTGGCACAGCAGGCGCGTGAGCGGAAGGAGCGCAAGCGGCTCGGCCTGCCGGAGATGATCCCGCAGAAGCTCGCCAAGGACTTGACGACAGCGGGTGCCGAAAGTGGCGACCCCGTAGACGGTAGTGACGGCGGTGAAGGAAAGAAGAAGCAATGACACGCCTCGCACACATCGCCGACCGGGTCCTCAATCGGCCCCTCATGATACTGCCGGACAAGCTGGCGCTGATTGCGTCGGTGCTCGAGGGGCGTATCGGCATTGATGCAACCGGTCTTGCGGACCAGTCAAAAGAGACGCCGGACGCATCGCGCTATGTGGGCGATTATCAGGACAACGACCCGGAAGATTCGAAAGCAGGCAAAAAGCCCTACCGACAAACATCGCAAGGCGTTGCTATTATCACCGTGATCGGCAGCCTCGTGAACCGAGGCAGTTGGATGGACGCGCTGTCCGGCCTAACCTCGTATGAGAAGTTCAAGTACCAGGTCGGCAGCGCGGCTGCCGACTCCACGGTGAGGTCAATCATCCTCGACATTGATAGTCCGGGCGGTGAAGCGGTCGGCGCATTCGAGGCTGG